CTACCCGCGTTCTCAATAATGCTGATACCCTCGTTGGAGATGTAAAAGAAGATGACAGCAGTTCGAAGCACGCTGCCATCCCCTATGACCCTTGTATCGAGAATGTGTCCTATTCCGACGAGCATAAAAATGAGCACCTTCCTGAAGATGCCCTTAAAGCCAATCTCGCTGGATAGCTTTTTCTCCACAGCTGCCGCCATCAGCCCCGTCAGGTAGTCTGTGACAACAAAGGCGACGAGCGCATAGAGGAACCCGTCGAGTCCGCCCAGAACCCAACCTAACCAGCCGCCTATGGCGGTGATGGCAAGCTGGGCTGCATTCCAAATATCTTTCATTGCAAAACCTCCATATTCCTTAGGGGCCGATCTTTTTCTCTCTGGCAAGGACTTCGATGTACATCCCCCTGCCTTTCACGTCCTCCACAGACATGATTTCAAAACGCCTGTTTCCACAAAAAAGCAAGGTGGCCGTTGTAACCGTCACGCCCGGGATACGGCGAAAGCAAAATAGATTTGTCGCCTCTGTGTACAAAGCACGATTTGCCCAGTATTTACTGGCATGCCGCTCCTCCCGATAGGCTCTCACAGAAGCTATCGTCACTTCCTCAATCGTTGAGTAGCCATCCTCGTCTTCAACCTCGTCCTCAATTTTAAGCTGTATAAAAGAATTCATCTTCCCAAAGCTCATGCTCACACCTTCCAATCCCGATCAATCCTCAATAGCAAATTAACCGTGTTCCAAACCTGCTGGCCAGCCTGCACATTATCTGCGAAGAAGCCACCGGTGCTGCCATCCCGGCTTTCATAGAAGTGGGATGACAGCATAATAACCGCCTGCTCGGTGGTGGGCGGCATGGGGTGGTCTTTGTACCACCCCTCTTTTACATGCTGGTAGCTCTCAGCATAGGAAACGGCGGCGGTGATGTACACCTGCACGAGGGCATCATCCGCAGAATGCTCAAGGATAAGATTTGCCTTTACTTTTTCAAGCAGTGTCATAACCGCCGCCTCCCTCCCGTTTATGCCTTCATCTTCAAAATCTGCACGGCCTCAGGCAGCACCAGCTTACCGTCCACACGCTCTTTGGCAACGAAGCCCACCATGCCATTGCCGGCGTAAAGCTCCTTTAGTTCTTGGAAAGAACGAGGGCCCCGGTCACCAATGTTGTAGTAGCTGAAATCACCAAAGGCCATGACAGGCTTACCCGCCGCAATCACGGGAACGAATGCGGAGGTATAGATGGGATAGCCAAAAAGGCTGTCAGGCTCCCCGGCCTGAAGAGAGGGCTGCCAGAGATAGGCACCGTTGCCATCCTTCAGCTTACGCAAAACAGCCAGAGTCTGGTCGTTTACAATGAACTTGGCATTCTTTCGGTAAGGGCGCTTTAGGGCATAGATGAGGTTGATGACCTCGTCTGCCGTGATGGCAGTGGGGCTTGCAGTCGTAACGCCAACCTGCCCGCCGCCGGTCTCAGCAAAGATACCCAGGGGCTTGCCAATACCATTTCCGTTAAGGAAGGCATCCTCCTCAGCATTGGCCAGAGCCTTAGCAAACTTCTCAAGAATGTAGTTTTCCAGCTGGAATACGTTGTCATAAAGCAGCTCCTCTGTCACCTTGACGGCAACGTGGAGCTTATGGGCGTCTAGGTTAATCTGGTCAAAGGTGGCATCCCCAAAGGTCAGGGCACCGCCCTCCTCAATCCAGGCTGCGGCAGGAGTGGAGGCTGCGATATTAATCTTGCGCTCACCGCCCGTCTTGATAACGGTGGCAAAATTGCGGAAGATATTCTCCTCGGCCAGGCTTTCAATTAGGCGGTCATCGTACTCCACAGGGACGAGGTAGCCACCGTCTGCGTCCACACCCTCCTGTAGGATATCGCTGACCCTGCGGAAATTGGAACGCAGGGCATCCAGCATAGACCTCTTGTAGGCATCAGAGGCCCTGCCGGTTTTAGGCGCTTCATCTTGTACACCGGTATTAGGCTTGCCCGTCAGGGGGACAGAGGTAGGCTTGCTCAGTTCCAAATCCAGCGCTGCCTGCTTCTCCAGACGGTCAATCTCACGGCCCAGCGCCAGCACATCGGCTTCCATTTTGTCGTAGGTAGCGGTATCTTCAGCGGAAACCATACCGTCCGTACCGCGTTTGGCATCGAGGAAAGCTTTAGCAGCTTCCCATGCTTTTGCGCGTTTTTCGCGCAGTTCAAGAATTTTACTCATGTGTTTTTCCTCCTCAAAATTTAGTGTTGAAGTAAAGAAAGCCGCTTCTCAAGCCATTCCGCAGGAGTAGCTTTGGCGACATCAATAGGGGTACTGGTTTTCTGTTTTGACAATTTGGGTTTAACCTTGTCAAGTAAAGAGTTTGTTACAGCCCGACGGCTGAAAGCGAATGTCACATCCTCTGCTTGAACACGCTTTTTCTCATCCTCCAAAATTCCGTCTGCAAACCCAAGTTCTATGGCTTTGTTGGCGTTTAGCCAAGTTTCGGCATCCATAAGGTGGGAGAGTTTTGTTCGTGATTGCCCGGTTTTGATTTCATAGGCATTGATGATGCTTTCCTTTACCTCCGAGAGCATTGCAATGGCTTTCTGCATTTCCTCACTGTCGCCGATTGCGATAGTCAGTGGATTGTGTACCATCATGAGAGCGGTAGGGGCCATTAGCACAGTTGTTCCCGCCATCGCAATAACGCTCGCTGCTGATGCGGCAATACCGTCAATCTTGACTGTGACCTTGCCTTTGTAGTCCATGAGCATGGCATAAATCTGACTTGCGGCAATACAGTCACCGCCCGGAGAGTTGAGCCAAATAACAATGTCACCCTCACCGGCATTCAAATCTGCTTTGAAAGCCTTAGGGGTGACATCATCATCAAACCATGATTCTTCTGCAATCACGCCGTCAAGGTAGAGCGTTCGTGTGCCGGATTCCTCATCCCGCACCCAGTTCCAGAATTTCTTCATTCGGTTTCCTCCAATCTTGTTGTATTTGCGAACGCACCTGCGTCCTGTAATTTGGTCATCGCACCGTTGATAAGGTAGAGATCTCCTCCAAACTCCGCCGGAATGCGATCGAGATTTTCTAGCTCACGGATATCGTTTGCGCTCATCCACCCGTTCTGCCTTGCGGTTGCATATCCGCTCATGCGGGAAACATAGTCGCCTCGTAGCAAGCCATCTACATTAAACTTAATGAATACGATTGGCTTTTCGCTTTCCATAAGCAGGGCACGACACATGGACTGCTCCCAGCGCACTACCCACGGATCGAGCGTGTACTTAACAAACTCAAGCGACTGTTGCTCGATGTTGCTGAATGAGGATTTCTCCAAGTCAGCAAGCATATGAGGCGGCACTCTGAAAATACGGGCAATTTCGTTTATCTGAAACTTCCGGGTTTCCAAAAACTGCGCCTGCTCGGGTGAGATGCCTATCGGCTGGTACTTCATACCCTCCTCGAGAACAGCCACGCGGTGCGCATTTTGTGAGCCTTGGTAGGCGGAGTTCCAGCTTTCCTTGACCTTTTGCGGGTCCTTTATGGTGCCGGGGTGTTCAAGCACACCGCCCGGTGCTGCTCCGTTTGCGAAAAACTTCGCGCCGTATTCTTCAGTAGCAATAGCAAGTCCCACTGCATTTTTTGCCATAGCTATGGGTGAGTAGCCAATAAGTCCGTCAAAGCCTAAGCCCGGTATATGCAGGACTTCGGACGGTGCGAGATATACCTGACTGTCATCGCCAAGAGTAGGCGCATCGTCACTAGTGCGGGAGTAAAGATAAAACAACCGACCTTTACTGTCGCGGTCAACTGTCATTTTGTTCGGCATGAGAGGATAGAGAGCGATTACCTCACCACGGGCGTTTCGAATTATCTGTGCATAAGCATTGCCCCATAACAAAAGATGACTCATCAGCGTTTCGCGGAACGCAAATGAAGTCATCTCAGGGTTCGGTTCATCATGGAGCAGTTTATATAAAGGGTGCTTTAAATATTTCTCTTTACCGCCCGAATCATTATATCTGTATACGTGAAGCGGCAGCCCCGCCAAGGTTTCAGACAGTATCCTCACACAGGAATAAACTGCAGTCATCTGCATGGCTGTATGCTCGTTAACCGGCTTTCCGGCACTTGTGTTTCCGAAAAAGAAGCTGTAGCGGCTACCGCCAAGTGCATTTTTAGGTTTGTCTCGTGCCTTGAATATTCCTTGTAAGATTCCCATAGATTATGTTAAGCGTATAGGTTACAATGTTTCGCTATGTAGACCAAGAGATCCTCAAAGTAAAGGCAAGGTTGAAGAGGTGATTGGATACATAAAGCAAAGTTTTCTT